TCGGGGGTCGTCCAATGGTAGGGAAGCGGCGTCATGGACGCGGGATAGAAGAGAGGAGGCGAAGTCCCTGGCCTGTTGGGAGTCCGATCTGAAGGCAGCTTTCTCGGCATGAGCGGTGAGTTCAACATCAAAAAGAGCGCGCGAGGCGGTGTCGGTGAGCCCGCGGTATGTGTTGACGAGGGTGCGGAAGCCTGACAAGTTGGCGAAGCGCCGGATGCTGCCCTGAGCGTAACGGTTGAGGAGGTAGTGGCCAGGGAGATGAGAGGAACGGACGAAGAAGCGGGTCAGGAAGGAGTGGGCTTCGAGGGCCTCCTCGGAAAGGTAGTTTTCGAGGCCCTGGAAACGGTAGGCGTAGATAAAGTCCATGAGATAGGACTGTGAGACGAGGGGAAGAGTGCCGAGCTCGGTTGCGATGAGGAGACGATGCAGCAGCAAGATTGGGTCCTTGAAGCAGCCATCCTTGGTGCAGGTCCAGGAAGTGAACTTGCCGATGTCGGCCACTTCGACGGTCCGATTGAGATGGTGGTTGATGCCTTTCGGGAGGGCCTTGAGAGGAGGGACCGGGTGGACGGCTTTGTCGTCACCGCCGACCATGAAAGCGTGCGAGAGGAGGCCCGGAGCACGGACGAGGGGCTGGTCCGTCACGAAGATCGCGTTCTCGACTGTGTGTGAGACGCCGTGGGGGTAATCGACGGTGATGTCAGTTATCTTCTCCTTGGATCGGTGCCACAGTGCCATACGCGAATACCGATCGGGTTCACCGGGGATTGGGATGTAACGGACGTCACGGGTTGCAAAGAGGTCGGCGATTGAGAAGTTCCCGTTGAACAAATGGGTGCCCCATTCACCGGTGAGTCGTGCGATGCTGATGAAACCGGGCCAGCCGAAGGCGAATTTCTTGCAAGCCAAGTAGAAGTCGACCATCTCGACAGGAAGCTGCATGGTGTGGAGCAAGAGATGTTCCTCAAAAGCAAGGGGGCCACCATCCTGCTGAGCGTCAAACTCCTTGATGTCTTCCATGAGGGTGGGGGCGTCGGTGAACCACTTCTTGCAAAAGGCGTCCATGTCGTCCGGGGTGGACTTAGCGGCGAGGAACAGGTTCTCGGGAACAAGTTGGCGTATGACGTCCAGGACGTAGCGACCGAGGACCCCGAGGAGCAACACCACAGAGGCGGCAGCAGTGGCGAGTGGCTGCGCAGCTTTGGCTGGGCCGTTGAGCTGACCATCCTTGATCTTGCGTTGTGCTTTCGTGAAGATGCCGAGCATGGTGTGGTAGTGGTGCGTCGGGTCGGCACGTTCCTTGTTGGCGGCGAGCTGGGCAATCGGCTTCTCCATCTGCTTGATCTCGTTTTCGTTCATGAGCTCCAGGAGGCGAGTCCGGTTTAATGGGATCACGGCCTCAGAGTCCAGACCGAGCGCGCTCATGAAACAGCGATGGAAGAAACGGCCATCGGCATAACGTGACTCGTAGTTGCGCGCGTTACGAGCAGGGGTGGAAACCGAGATGCGTTTTTGGATGCCGGC